GAACACCTTGAACCCCAGGGCACCGGCCAGCAAAGTTGGTCAGATTGAACAACTGCCCGTCGCTCGAAAGACGGCTCCTGATGCAGCAACGTCCGACAGCCAGGCCAAGGGCATGACCTTGCTGCACGCCAAGACCGCCAGCGAGGTGATCAAGGCGCAATTGGGCAAGGTCCGGCTCTCCCAAATGAAGGGAGAACTGGTAGATCGCAGCCAGGCAATTGCCCATGTATTTGCATTGGCCCGGGCCGAGCGTGACGCTCTGTTGAACTGGCCCGCGCAAATAGCCGCCGACCTGGCTGCAGAACTGAGTGCTGCTGGCGTTTCTCAGCACACGGTACTGATCGGAATCGAAGCACGCCTGCGCGAGTACCTGCTGACGCTGGGCGACATTCGCCCCAAGGTAGATTGACGTGGCGATGGGTATGGAACAGACCTTCGCTTACGAGGGGGTGGAGCAGATTAAGGATGCATGGAGATCGGGGCTGGCGCCCGACCCCAGCATTTCTCTGTCTGAGTGGTCTGACAGGCACCGCATACTGTCCGGCAAGGCATCGTCGGAGCCCGGGCGTTGGCGCACACGGCGCACGCCCTATTTGAAGGAAATCATGGACTGCCTGTCACCGGCTTCACCGGTTGAGCGGGTAGTGTTTATGAAGGCCGCGCAGTTAGGTGCCACGGAGATGGGCAGCAACTGGATTGGATACGTGATTCACCATGCCCCGGGTCCGATGATGGCAGTCTGGCCCACCGTGGAGATGGCCAAACGAAATTCCAAGCAGCGCATTGACCCGCTGCTGGAGGAAACACCGGAACTGCGAGAACGGATTTCACCCGCGCGCAGTCGGGATTCTGGGAACACGATTCTCGCCAAGGAGTTTTACGGTGGTGTGCTGGTGATGACCGGCGCCAACAGTGCAGTGGGCTTGCGCTCCATGCCGGTTCGCTACCTGTTCCTGGACGAGGTGGATGGTTATCCGGTCGATGTAGACGGTGAAGGCGACGCCATTTCCCTTGCTGAGGCAAGAACCAGGACGTTTTCGCGCCGCAAGATGCTGATTGTCTCGACACCGACAATTGCCGGTGCCAGCACGATAGAGCGTGAGTACCTGGCAAGTGACCAGCGGCGGTACTACCTGCCATGCCCGCTTTGTGAGCACCGGCAGTGGCTGCGGTTCGAACGCTTGCGCTGGGATAAGGGGCAGCCACAGACTGCCGCATACGTTTGCGAATCGTGCGAGGAACCCATAGCGGAGCGGCACAAGACATGGATGCTGGAAAACGGCCAGTGGGTGGCGACAGTGTCGGGCGGCGCAAGAACTGCTGGCTATCACCTGAGTTCCCTGTACAGCCCGATTGGCTGGCGTAGCTGGGCAGACATTGCCCGCGCATGGGAAGCCGCAGTGGACCGGGAGAACGGATCGGCCGCAGCCATCAAGTCGTTCAAGAACACAGAACTGGGTGAAACCTGGGCCGAAGCAGGCGAAGCTCCTGATTGGCAACGCCTGTTGGCTCGGCGTGAACCGTATGTGATGGGTTCGGTACCTGGTGCGGCACTGCTGCTGGTTGGCGGCGCCGATGTGCAGAAAGACCGTATCGAGGTGTCAATCTGGGCTTTTGGGCGCGGCAATGAGTCTTGGCTCATTGAGCATCGGGTGCTGATGGGTGATACGGCGCGGGACGCCGTGTGGAAAGCGTTGGCAGACCTGACTCGCGAGACGTGGAGACACGCCTCTGGAGCGCGCATGCCGTTGATCCGACTTGCAATCGACACCGGCTATGCCACGCAGGAAACCTATTCGTTTGTGCGCACCCTGCACGACAGCCGGGTCATGGCGGTCAAGGGCACAGCCAGAGGGGCGGCGCTGATTGGTATTCCAACCGCAGTGGATGTAACCACCGCTGGCAAGCGCCTGCGTCGCGGAATCAAGGTCTATGCAGTGGCAACCAGCATCGCCAAGATGGAGCTTTACAACAACCTGCGCAAGACACCTGATGCGGATGGTGAGCAGGATGTCATTTACCCAGCGGGCTACGTCCATTTGCCGCAGGTTGACGGTGAATACCTCCAACAGCTTTGCGCCGAGCAGTTGGTGACCCGGCGCAACCGGCATGGCTTTGCCGTGCGCGAATGGCAAAAGATGCGCGAACGCAATGAAGCACTGGACTGTTATGTCTATGCGCGTGCGGCAGCGGCGGCAGCAGGACTTGATCGATTTGACGAAACCCACTGGCGACAACTGGAGCAGCAGATGCAGTCTGCGCTGGAAGTGATGCCCCCAGTTTCAGAAACAAGGGAATTTGACATGAACGTAAACACCAAAGTTCAGCCACGTCGGCTCATTCGCAGCAACTGGTTGAGTTAGACCCATGGCCTACAACCGAAAACAATTGGAAGCCCTGCAGGCAGCGCTGTCCCGTGGTGAGCACCGCATTGCCTTTGAGGGCAAGGTGGTCGAGTACCGCTCGATCGTCGAGCTCAAGCAGGCTATTCGGGAAGTGGAAATCTCCATGCGGGAGGACCTGGTTCAGGTAGGTAAAGCAGCGCCGTACGCCCGGCAAATCCGTATTACTACGGACAAGGGGTTTTGATGAACTGGACAACGCGCGTGCGCGGATTCCTGGGCCTTCCGGTACACGAGGGTTCCGGCAAGGGCCGCAGAGGCATGGTCTGGACACCGCCCAATCCGGGCGCGATCAACGCCATGCTGATGACCGGGCCCGATTTGCGCAGCAAGTCCCGCGATCTGGTGCGGCGCAACCCCTGGGCCAATACCGCCATTGACGCGTTCGTGGCCAATGCCATCGGCACCGGTATTAAACCGCAATCGATTGCCAAGGACGAGGCATTCCGCAGTGCGGTGCAGGTGCTATGGCGCGACTGGACGGAAGAAGCTGATGCGGCTGGGCGAACCGACTTCTACGGTCTACAGGCATTGGCCTGCAGGGCCATGCTCGAAGGCGGGGAGTGCCTAATCCGGTTGCGGCCAAGAAGGCCAGAAGATGGGTTGCTGGTGCCGCTGCAGATTCAACTGCTGGAGCCAGAACACCTGCCGCATATGCTCAACCTTGACCTGCCCAACGGGAATGTCATTCGCTCTGGCATCGAGTTTGACAGTCTGGGACGCCGCGTGGCCTACCACCTGTACCGGTCCCATCCCGAGGATGGTTCACTGGCACCCATGTCCGGCATCGGCGCGATGGAGACCGTACGTGTCGACGCGCAGGAAGTGATCCATCTCTTTCGTGTTCTGCGACCGGGCCAGATTCGCGGCGAGCCATGGCTGTCACGGGCGTTGGTCAAGCTCAACGAACTCGACCAGTACGACGATGCCGAACTGGTCAGAAAGAAGACTGCGGCCATGTTCGCGGGGTTCATCACCCGCCAGTCACCCGATGACAACCTGATGGGAGAGAGCCCAGCTAACTCACAGGGTGTGGCCCTAGCAGGGATGGAGCCAGGGACTTTGCAAATCCTGGAGCCCGGTGAAGATGTCCGGTTCTCGGACCCGGCAGACGTTGGTGGCAACTATTCGGAATTCCTGCGCAACCAGTACCGAGCGGTGGCGGCGGCTATCGGCATCACATACGAGCAACTCACGGGCGACCTGACCGGCGTCAACTACTCCTCCATTCGAGCGGGACTGCTGGAGTTCAGGCGCCGTTGCGAGTCGATTCAGCATGGTGTCATTGTGCATCAGTTGTGTCGACCCATCTGGAGTGCGTGGATGCGCCAGGCAGTCCTTGCGGGTGCAATTGATGCGCCTGAATTTGGTCAGAAGCCGCGTGATTACCTGACAGCAAAGTGGATTCCGCAGGGCTGGCAGTGGGTTGACCCTGAAAAAGAGTTCAAGGCCATGCTGCTTGCGATTCGAGCAGGCCTGATGTCGCGCTCCGAGGCCATTTCCACCTTTGGTTATGACGCTGAGGACGTGGACCGGGAAATCGCACTGGACAACATGCGTGCGGATAGCTATCGCTTGAAGCACGACTCCGACCCCCGATGGGACGCTCGAACGGCTTCTGGGGCCACAGG